TACGACCATCCTACAGCAGTAGTATGGGTAGCATGGGATAGAGATGATGATATCGTCTATATCTATGATTGTTACAAGATGGCTAAACAAACTCCTGATTATCATGCGTCTCATATAAACGAGAGAGAAGGTAGTCATTATATCCCTATATCATTCCCACATGATGGCTACCAGCATGACAAAGGAAGTGGTATTACATTGGCAGAACAATATCGTCATGCCCATGTCAATATGCTTCCATTTCATTTTGAAAACCCACCAGCACTAGGTGAAAAGAAAGGAAACCTAAGTGTAGAAACAGGAATCATGGATATGCTAACACGCATGGAACAAGGGAGATTTAAAGTATTTAATACTATGTATGATTGGTTTGAGGAGTTCAGATTATACCATCGTAAAGATGGGAAGATAGTAAAAATAAAAGATGACCTTATGTCTGCAACAAGATATGCAGTTATGAGTTTAAGACATTCAACAACAGAAACATCTAGGTGGAATAGTAAAGGTAGACTAGGACCTGATGTCGCAATAGTTTAGGAAAATAATGACAGATATAAAAACAGACAGTGAATTAGCTGCACATTTAGAATCAGAAATACAAAATGCTACAGGGCATATGAATAGCGAACTCTCTAGTCAGAGAGAAGATTCTATGAAATATTACCTTGGTGAGAAATTTGGTAATGAGATTGATGGCAGGTCAGAAATAGTTACAACAGATGTTAGGGATACTGTGGAATACATTATGCCTAGCTTGATGAGAATATTTACAACCCATAACAATATTGCTGAGTTTGAACCTGAAGGACCTGAAGATGTGCAAGTTGCACAACAAGCTACCGACTACTGCAACTATGTATTTAATCGTCAAAATAACGGCTTTAAGGTCCTCTACGATGCCTTTAAGGATGCACTCATAAGCAAGACTGGTATAGTCAAACACTATTGGGAACAGAAAAGAGAGTTGGTTAAAGAAAGTTATACCAATTTAACAGAGATTGAGTACCAATCTATATTAGCAAATGATGATTTAGAGGTAGTTGAACACACCGAAAACCTAGAACAGAAAGAACAAGTAGATGATTTTGGTAATTTAGTTTCACCAAAGATAGTTTCGCATGATGTAACTGTAATGAACAACAAAGTTCATGGGCAAGTTAAGGTTTTATCTGTACCACCTGAAGAATTTTTGATTTCAAGGAGAGCAACAGACATAGAATCTGCACAATTTATTTGTCATCGAGTTAAAAAAACAGTAAGCGAATTAATTTTAGAAGGATTTGACCCCAAAGTTGTAGATTCACTGCCATCATATTCGCAATCACAAGCAGAATTAAACGAAGAAAGACTAGCAAGGTTTAGTTATGACGATGATTCTGTACCACCTGATGAAGGAAGGGGTGCAAATAGACAGGTTTGGTTAGATGAATGTTATACCAGGGTAGATTTAGATGGAGATGGTATTGCAGAACTTAGAAAAATTACCAAAGGTGGCAATACTATCCTTGATAATGTAGAAATAGACTACATTCCCTTCTCAGCTATCTGTCCTTTACCCATTCCCCACAAGTTTTATGGAATGTCGGTGGCAGATACAGTCAAAGATATTCAATTAATCAAATCAACTATTGTAAGAAACATATTAGACAATATGTATCTGACTAATAACGCAAGATATGCAGTATTAGCAGGGCAAGTAGAGTTAGATGACTTACTTACTAGCAGACCTGGTGGTATTGTGCGTATGCGTAGTCCAAATGCAGTAACTCCACTACCAACTCCACAGATGTCAGGCGATGCTTTCAATATGGTTAAGTATCTTGACCAAATAAGAGAAGAAAGAAGTGGTGTATCTAAGATGTCACAAGGATTAAACCCTGATGTTCTTACATCTCATGTAACTTCAGGTGCAATATCAGCAGCAACAGAGTCTGCTATGCAAAGAATTGAATTGATTGCTCGTATATTCGCAGAGACTGGTATCAAAGATGTGTTTAGATGTATTTATCAGTTAGTGCAAAGGTATGAAGATAGACAAAAAATGGTTTTCCTTAACAATAAGTTTGTGCCAATAGATGTTTCTAAGTGGAAAGACAAACTAAACTGCACTATTAATGTAGGTGTAGGAAGTGGTAGCCAACAAACAAAGATGCAAACGATGGGTGGTATAATGCAAATACTAAATGTATTAGTGCAACAAGGTGGTATGGGTACATTAGTTACACCACAGAACTTATACAACGCAATTAGCGAATACATAAGCCAGGCAGGATACAAAAACACTGATGCTTTTGTTTCTAACCCTGCGATGATGCCACCACCACAACCACCACAACCTACTGTTGAAGAAAAGATTGCAGCACAAAAAGGACAAATAGAATTACAGAAACTACAACTACAAGCTGCTGAACTTGAACTAGATACCAAGTTAAAACAACAAGCACTTGAATTGAAGAAACGAGAAGCACAAGTTGATTTCTTAATTAAGCAACAAGAACTTGAAATTAAAAAACAAAAAGTAGACCAGGGTGAACTAGAGATTGCACTTGAAGCTACACAAAACAGACCTGTAGCTATAGGAGATACATAATGGCATTTCCTAAATACAACCCTGATTACGATAAACAACCAAGAGCAAAACTTATTTCAAAAGAAATTAAATTACTTAAATCAAAAGGGATAAAACAAAAACAAGCTGTAGCAATGGCTTTGAATATGTTTCCTAAAACAAAAAAATTACCATTGGCATGAAAGACTTAAACGAATTAAATACAGAGATAGAACTTATTAAAAAAGATATCCATGATATTAAAACGAATCATCTTGCACATATGGAAAAAGATATGCGAGATGTAAAGATAGAGGTGTTTAGATTTAAATACATAGCTTGGACAGCTATCGTTATTTTTATTCTAGCGACAGATAAATTTACAGAAATATTGAGGTTAATGTAATGGCACAAGGATACGGAAATAAAAAAAGTAACAAGAAAAATAAAAAAAATAATAATAAAAAAGGCAAGTGTTAATGGGAGCAGGGACTAAACATTATTTTAAAACAGGTAAAGAATACAAAGGTGCAGTGCATAAGATGCCTAATGGTTCAATTCATACAGGAAAGAATCACACCAAAACATCTAAGGTAGTTGTGCATTTTAAAGATTTATCTGATAGAGCAAAGAAGGTTGCAAAAGCATAATGGCTAAACTATGTGCAAAAGGTAAGGCAGCAGCTAAAAGAAAATTTAAAGTATACCCTAGTGCATATGCAAATATGTACGCATCAGGAGTATGTTCAGGAAGAATCAAACCTAAGAAGAATGGCAAGAAAAAAAGGACTTAGAGAATGGGTCAAAGAAAAATGGGTAGATATTGGTGCACCAAAAAAAGATGGTAAGTATCAACCATGTGGTCGTTCTAAAGGAAGTAAAAGAAAATATCCTAAGTGCGTACCTTTAGCAAAAGCCAAGAGTATGACTGCTGCACAAAAAAGGTCTGCTGTTGCTAGGAAAAGAGCAGCAGGTAACAAAGGACCTAAACCAACTAATGTGAGAACTTTTGCAAAAAAATAAATATACAAATAAAGATTTACAAAACTTAATGTTGAAATACAGAATTTCAATCAATGAGCTATTCTTAAAAACTGGTATACCAGCAAATAAACTTAAAGGATATCTCGCTGGGAGAATAACTATACCCACTAGCTTAGTGGATAGAATCAAGCAGATAGGAGAAATAAATGACAGATAAAGACAAACAAATAAAAGATGGGCAAGATGCTCAAATTATTTTGGATAACCCATTAGTTATTGGAGCTTTTAATAAAATATTAAACGAAGGCTACCAACAATGGATATCAACCAAAGCTATTGATAAAGATGAAAGAGAAGCACTCTATCATCAACAAATAGCAGCTTTAAAGTTTAAACAAGTTCTAATTAATACTATTGAAAATGGTAAGTTATTAGAAGAAGAAAGAAAACAGGAGGGTAAAGCTAATGGCTAAAATATCCAAAGCAACTCCTGACAACAATATACCAGTTACGGAAAGCAAACATAAAGGTATTCCTGTTACTGATGTTGCATCAGCACAGGCAGCACTACTTGCTCAATTACAAGCTCCAGCTTCGGAACAACCTGTAGAGGAAGAAGTGCAAACAGAAGTAGAGGATAATACTTCTGAACAGGCAATGGAAAATGCCGAATCAGTTGAAGCACAAGCAGAAGATTCTAATGAATTAACTGTAGATGATTTGGATACTGACAACCAGTCTGAAGGAAACGAGACACCTCAAAACTATACTGTCAAAGTTGATGGTAAAGATGTTGAGGTTACCCTTGAAGAATTACAGGCAGGTTATAGTAGACAAGCTGATTACACTAGAAAAAGTCAAGTATTGGCAGAGCAACGCAAACAGATGGATGATGAACTCTCAGCGACTCAACAAGAAAGACAGCGATACTCTCATGCTTTAGAACAATTAGGAGATTCTACTGATTTTGAAATTAATCAATTCAAAGATGTAGATTGGAATAAACTTAAAGCAGATGACCCTATGGCATATATTCAACAGAAAGATGCTCTTAGAGATTTGCAAGACAGCAAGAATAAAATAAATGCAGAAAAGCAAAAATTACAAGAGCAACAGGAAAAAGAATATAAAGCCAATATGTTAAAACACAGAGATGAACAACTTAAATTATTATCAGAAAGATTGCCTGATTGGACAGACCCAACTAAAGGACCAAAGCTCAAACAAGATATAAAGAGTTTTGCTTTAGCCAAGGGTTTTACAGAACAGGAAATAAATATGTTAATTGATGCAAGAAGTATCGAAGTGTTAAATAATGCTATGAAATATGAAAACTTACTCAATGCTAAAATAGCTAAAAAGAAAGTCAAAACAGTTCCAAAGGTTACTAAACCAGGAGCTGGTGTTTCAAAAGCAGAAAAGGATACAGAGAAAGTAAAGCAACAACGAGCTAAATTAAAAACTTCAGGCAAAGTAGGCGATGCAGCTAAAATGATTGAGGGTTTAATTTAATACTAACTTTTAACACAGGTAATCAAAATGGCACAATTAAGTAATACGTTTGAAACGTATGATGCTGTGGGAAATAGAGAAGACTTACAAAATGTAATTTATGATATCTCTCCAACAGACACACCATTTATGTCTAGCATAGGAACTGGCACTGCTAGTTTCACTAAACATGAGTGGCAAACTGACTCATTAGCAGCAGCATCTTCAAACGCACAAATAGAAGGAGATGATTCTCCATCAGCAGCTATGTCGGCTACTACTCGTGTTCTCAACTATACACAGATTTCATACAAACCTGTTATGGTTTCAGGCACACAAGAAACAGTCGTACATGCTGGAGTTAATTCAGAGTTAGCTTATCAAATAGCTAAAGCTGGTAAAGAACTCAAAAGAGATATGGAGCTAGACCTTACTGGTAAAACCGATGCAACAGCAGGTTCAGGTAATGGTGGAGCTGCAAGAAAGTCCAGGGGTTTTGAATCTTGGACAGTAACCAATAATGCTTATGGCTCAGGTGGCTCAAACTCTAGTGGCTCTGTAACAGATGGCACACAAAGAGCATTGACCGAAACCATACTTAAAACAGAAATTAAAAACTGTTTTGATAATGGTGGTAATCCTGACCTATTGCTAGTTGGTTCATTCAACAAACAAAAAATATCAGGATTTACTGGTAATCAAACTCGTATGGACATGGCAGAAGATAGAAGGCTAGTTGCTACTATTGATGTTTATGTTTCAGACTTCGGAGAAGTAAGAGTGGTTGCTGATAGATTCCTTCGTTCTTCAGGCAGAAGTGCCTTGTTAGTTGAAACAGAAATGTTTGCTACTGGGTATCTAAGACCATTTCAAACAATGGAATTAGCAAAGACTGGAGATGCAGAAAAGAGACTACTCTTAACTGAGTGGACACTTGTTGCTAAAAACGAAGCAAGTTCAGCGACTATCGCAGACTTGACTACATCTTAAAACATAGGTCCTTATACTATGGGGGGAGGTTTTATCCAAAGTTTTCCTCCCCCACTTTTTGATACCAAATTAATAATGACCTTGAAGAAGGTATCGCTTCGGAACGAGGGTTATTAACATGGAGAAATTTAATGAGAACATTAAACGATTATTTTATAACAGCAGAGATAGAAGATATATCTACTGCATCGAGTACATTTGTACCAGTTCCTGATGGTGGCAATATTATAAAAATCATAACAGCACTACAGGGTGCTATAAGTGGTGGCAATGCTGCAATCAGTTTTGAGATTGGTGGTACTGCTGTAACAGGTGGTGGCATTACAGTTGCACACTCAGGTTCAGCAGCAGGTACAGTTGATTCAGCAGTACCTACAGCAGCTAATCGAGTCGAAGAAGACGGAACTATCGAAATGATTACAGATGGTGGTTCTACAGGAACTAAAAAATTATTAGTAACATTTGTAATCAGGAGATAAATATGGCTAATTATGGTCTAAGAGTAACCAATACAATTAAAAGAACTGTAAGCGATAGCTCGGCACAAACTGCTGCAACAAATGCTGCAACAGAATATATTAGAGTTATAGCTGACACCAATGGAGTTCACGTTGCATTTGGTGCAAACCCTACTGCCACTACCAGCTCAACTTATCTTGCAGCAAACAATGATGAGATATTTAAAATTGATGGTGGTATGAAAGTAGCAGCTATCGTTGCTTCAGGCACAGCAAACCTATACATAGACGAGCTAAGTGAATGAAACGAAAACT